GCGCCATCACGTCCGCATCCGCGAACACGGCCAGCCCACGCTTCTGCAAGTACGGCACGAGAAAGCGGCTGATGGCAAACTCGGTTGACATCGGCGCGCTTGAGATGACATCCCATAGCTTGCCGTCGCGTGTCTCGGTCGGTCGTGTGTAAAGCCCGCGCGCCTTCAGGTCGGACAGCACCACGCCCTTGAGCGGTGCAGGTTTTGACAGCCGTCGCCGGATCGAGCGCAACGCAACGGCAAAGCCAAGCGTCTCTGCTGGCCTCTCATCGAAGCCAATCCAGATTGTCGGAATGGCTTCGAATGTCCGCATGTCACCGCGCGTTATTGCAAACCAAATCTACGCCATCATCGAGCGACACTCTTTGGAAGCAGTCGATCTGCGATGTCGGGCAGGCGTTGTAGACCCGCACACCATGATCAGCCAGATACGGCAGGTACGTCTCAAAGTGCTTCGACCACTCCAGCCAGTTTGCGGCACTCTGGTGCATCTTGCGCTGGTAGTGCTGGTCGTTGTGCCGGAACGGCGTGCCTTTGGTGGTGTGACTGACCGCCGTCTCGGGGTTGTAGTCAAACCCGAACAGGACGATGTCCTGCGCCCGCTTGTGCAGCGCGATCTGTATCGAGCCGTAGCCGGACGTGCCGCCGCCGAAAATTTCGGACGGGCTTTCGGAGATGCCCTCACCAACCAACCGGCGCAGAAAGGTGACGTTGCGTGACGGCGGCGGGCCGGTCTTGTCGATCTGCTCGACCGGCACGGCCCAATAGACGCGGCTCTGCACGTTGGCGAGTTTGTCGCGCCAGTCCATGTAGCGCGGCATGTCGAGGCCGAAGCCTGCATCAGCCCAAGGGATGTCAAAGATCGTGCCCTTGACCGCCAGCACGTGCGCGCCGCGCAGCCGCTCAAAGTCGAAGCCGAGCAACGATGTGCCGCCGCCGACAATGGCGACCGGCCTGTCGTTCCAGTACGGCTCACTGATCTGTCCGTAAAACTCCATAGGTTCCTCCCGAATAAAGCAGGCCCGCACTGCCAGTCTGCGATGCGGGCCTGCAAGCGGTTTCGCTGCGTTGCTTACTTACGCTTCGCCGCTGATGGCGTCACTTCCGGCCTGCCGTGGTCATCACCGGGAATGACGATGGCAATGGTCTGCCAGCCCTCGTCGGGCGTCCACACTGCCCTGTAGATCAGCTTGCCGCCATCGTCCGTGTCCTCATCAGGCGGAAGCACGATTGGCGGTGTCGGGAACGGCTCGTTGCCGCCGCCCCAAATGTAGACCGGCAACCATCCGCCGCCACCCGGAGGCAGGACGATTGGGTGTTCGGGTTTTGGCTGCTCACCCGGAAGCCCTTGATCCGGACGCGGCCCGCCGCCACCGGGAGCGATTGGGTGTGACGGCCTTTCGATTGGCACGCCATACGAAGGATCGACCGGTGCGCCGGGAGGCAGCGGCCAGTAAATCGGATGCGTCGGCTTGCCCGGTCCCGGCCACACTTCCGGTGGCGGGCCACCCGGCGCGATTGGATGCGTTGGCAAGCCCGGTCCCTGCGACGGGCCGGGAGGCTTCCCCGGCAGTTCATGATCGGGTCGTGCGCCAGTATCGACTGGCATAATCACTGCGAGAATTGCTTTGCTCATACTGATCTCCTGTTGACGTTCATCAACGTGTAGCTGCGCTTTCCTTACGTTGCAATGACAGCGTTAGACCGCGATGCCGGTATCCACTCCGCGATTGTACTGCAACCTGAATTGCGCAAGCACAGCGAAGATGCGCAACTGATTGATGAGGTCGGGCGGGTACAGGACGTTGACCCTGTTCGGATCGTTCGGATCGCGCTCGACAATCAGGTTTGCCTTGAACGCTGCTGCGTTCTCAACACGCCCAAGGAACTCGTCGAAGCGATACTGAGCGATCAGTTCCGCCTTGATGATCTTCGGCGTCACGATTGCCTGTCCGGCACCAAAGCGCGTGCCATCGTCGGCCAGCTTGTGACGCGGATATTTGCTTGTGATCGCATGACGTTGCGACCGGAACAACGCCGCGAGCGTTGCCAGTGTCGGGACAAGTTCGTACGCATCGTCGCCCTGTCCGTACAGGTTCTTTTGATAAGTGGTGCTCTCCCGTTTGACTGCCGGGATGTTGTCGGCGTTCACCGCCTGCGTGGCGATGCCGACCCACGACAGGTCGTTCATCATCCGCATAGTGAACCGCTGGTGTCGGGGTGCGGGCAGGCAACCCTCCAGCGCCAGCGTCTGCAACGGTCGCGCCGGATCGTTGACCAGCGCGCGTGCCGCCTTCGCGGTGTAGGCCGCAGCCCAGCACCACGGCGGTGTCGGCGAATTTGCTTCCACCCCCATGATCGACACCACGCCAGAGTTATTGTTCGGGCCGTACTGCAACAGATCGCTGTAGCCGGTCTGATCCTCTGACACTTCCAAGCCGCGCCGCGCCGCGAACACGTGACCGTAAAGCTGGCGCATCCAGCCCCAGCGGCCATCGTCGCCAAAGCCGAACTCAGTCTCGATTGCGGTCAGCGAGTTGCTGTCGGTGAAGCCGATGGCGACGTACTCGTAAGGCTCATCGCCCATGTTTGTCATCGCCTGACTGATGTCCGGCGTGCCGGTGCCGCCCTCCAGCTTGTTTGACGGGATGTCAATGCCGAGGCCGACCGGGATGCGTTCTGCCGCCAGCGCGCCGCCGTAGGCAAAGCGCACGTCGATGTCGTTGCCGATTTCGCCCTTGAACTTTGAGGTGAGCGAAACGGCGGGGTCACTGGTCGCGGACTGGCTCGCGACCACCGGCATCGACAAATCCTTGTTGATCGCCGCCACAATGTTGTTGGCAACCACGCCGGGGTCCTCGCCGACCTGCACGAGCACCTGCACCATGCGCCCGCCGATATAGACCGGCAGCGTGCCCGCCGATGTCGCACCTGCTGTGATGGTGAAACCTCCGGTCGCCGCCACGCCAGCGGCGGGCTGCACAATCGGGATGCCCCACAACTCCTGCGCAAAGTTGTTCTTCATGAAGAACTCGGCCATGCCATCGAGTTGCGAGCCGTAGCCGAACAGCAGGCGCGCGTCGGCCTGCGATGCGATTGGCACCGGCACGTCAGGGATCGCCGTGCCCTCCGGGTTCATGTAGCCGATCAAAACTGACGGGAGCCGCGAGCGCGGGTAGCCCGCCATTGATGGATCGACTTCCACCCAATACAAAGGCATCCGCCAATTGGCGGGAATTTGATTGAACGAGACGGGCATTGTCTGTGTCTCCTTTTGCGGCCAGAGGTGGTGCGGGACCTGCCCGCGTTAGGTTCCTTGATCGATGTCGTACTCGCGATCCAGTTGCGGCGTGCCAGCGTCGGCATGCGCCTTGTCCGGAAACTGCGTCTTGACGTGAATTGTCTCCAGCATGTCGGGCACGACCGGAGGCCAGTAACTCTGGAAGCCCACGATCATCTCAACACGGATTTCAAACAGCGTTGTCTCGCCAACTTTCGTGTACTGCGAGATGCGGTCCATGCCGATGACGCCCTCGGTCAGCTTGACGAACGCGCTGTTCGACAGCAGTGCGTCATCCAACTCCGACATCATTTCCTCAAGCATGTAGAGTTTGTTCTGATCCTCGGTATCGGCATGCACCGCGCCGGAAAAGCCCAGCGTCAGCCGGTGTCCAAATTTCGGTTCAGCCTGATTGGCCTGAAACTCCGCGCGCTGCTCGCGCAGGATGTGGACGGCAAGGATCGGCAGGTCCTGCGGCGTGACCTGCAACATCGGCGTCTTGCGATAGGTCTTGAAGCGCGCACCAAAATAGATTTGCGCAATCTCGCATGCCTTGGCGTGAATTGTTGATGCGTAGTAACTCATGACGGCGGGTCCTGCTGCGTGCGCAGCAACAGCTTTGCGCCGCCCTGCCCGTCAAGGTCGCTGTCGCCGACCCAATACAGTGATCCGAACGCCGGATGCTCTGGCTGCGTTATCTCGATCTGGTCGCCGCGATCCGGAGGCGGGACCGGGAACAGCGACAGCCTGATGTCGAGGCTGGTCTGCTGATCCGAAAAAATCGTTTCGTCCTGCAACACCACGTCCAGCGGTGTCGATGAGTAGACGCCTTGACCCATGTAGGCAGGCTTCCCCGGCTGCGACACCAGCGGGGTCACGAGCACGGTGATGGCAAACACGCCATCAGCCGGACCAAGCACGAGTTTGTCGAAGTCAATCATCACCTGCCCAAAAACGGCGCGGCACGAGGACTGTATGCCGCGCCGAGTTGCGTCGGGAATTACCGTGAACGCGGCGTGCGCTCACGCTCCCGCTGATCATGCGGAAGGGCTTGCTGGTCGCCACGACCGACACGGCGCTGATCGGTACCTTCCTTGCCTTCATCGTCACCTTCTTCGGCAAGCATAGGCGCGGTGCCATCGGTCGTTGCGCGTTGCAGAACGGCTGGCTTGGTACACCAGTTCAGCGCGTTCATCTGCGTGTCGAGGTTGATGCCCTTGTCGTTCGGCATCTGGTACTGCTTGACGTACCGAGGCTTGCCCATCGTGTTGACAGTCTCGATGTAGTCGGCAGGAGCAAACACCGTGGCGAACAAGTTCGGCACGCCAGTCGGATAGATGTAGGCGGCGTTCGCTTCCACCATCGGCGCTGTGCCGACATAGCCGCGATAGTTGGTCCAGTTGATGCCGCCAAACGTGAACGATCCCCACGTCTGTCCTGCGGAGACATACTGCGTGCGCAACTCTGCACCCTGCATGGCTGTGATGTAGGTGCCGCGCACCTCGGCGTTCTTGATCAGCGCGTCGAAGAACGTATCGCCGCAGATTGCCTCGACACCAGTGAACGTGTTGCCGTCGAGTGCCTTGCCCACGTTGCGGATGATGGTGTTGCACAACTGCCGCAGCGAGCCATCGTTCGCCGTTGAGCCAAGTGCCATGTTGATGACGGTCGGCACCGGAATTCCATACTCGTCGTACAGGTCGAGTTTGGTGCCATCGGCGTAGGTGATCACGCCCTTGATCGCGCCGACCCGCGAGTATTCCTGCGTGTACTCAAGGCTCTGACCGGCCATCTGCATGCGCTCGCCGACTTTGGTCATGACGGCCTCGGTCCCGTCCTCTTGCCCGAACGGACGCACGCCCTGCACTTCCTCGGCCATGACGGCGTCGTTGATTTCAAAGTGCGGGATGACGATTGCGCGCAACGAGCGCCGGTCGCGCGGCAGTGTGCGACCCGGACCGCCGCGTGGTGTCGGCGCGATCAGGGTCAGCGAGTTGTTCTTTTCCTCGATGCTGACAATCGTCGTGGCAACGGCACTTTCAGTGAAAATGCCTTTGCTTGAGACGTAGCCGGGAACGAACTTCAGGTTGTTGACTGCCAATGACAGCGGCACCACACCGAAGGCATCGCTGCGAAAGATGTCGAGCATTTGAGTGTCCTTTCTTTTGCTGCCTCACGGTCAGCGTTGAGCCATGCCCGCTATCAGATGCGGACGATGATGCCTTTGGTTGCGAGTGTCTGTGCGCCGGTAATCTGCTCGGCGGATGACATGCTGCCCCAATCGACGCCGCGCCCGTTCACCTCGGCGTTGCGCGCGATGCACGAAATGCGCAGGCCGTTCACGGCATCGCCTGACGTTCCGCCGTAGAGCGCGATGGCGTGGCAGTCGGCACCCGCCGCCGCGACTGTGTAGGTCGCGGGCTTGTCGGTCGTCGCAGCCGCACCGAGTTTGAGCGGCTGGCCGGGACGCACCGTGACGGGATGCGCGAGGAAGCAGTTCTCTCGTGACTGGTGCCCATTGGCTTCCGACAGCACGAACTCTGCGGGATGGGCCGTTTCCTTGATGACCGGAAATTGCGACATAGTGCCTTCTCCTGTTCAGCCCTTCCTGCGGGCGTTGAGTTTGTCGGTGATCTTCCCCCACATCGATGCTTGCGCTTTCGACGTGTCGAGCATCGGGTGATGCGGCATGACCTGCTGCTCGGTGATGCGAAGCGCGAGCAGTTCCTTGCGCACTTCCTCGACCGGGATGTTGGCGCGCACATAAGCGCCAACACGTTCCGGCTTGCCTGCCAGCACGCACAGGTCAGTCAGGCTGGCGACGTAGGTCTTGTGTTCCTCGATGCCCTGCGCCTTGGCAGCGTTGAGGTCCACGACTTCTGCCACCGCCGTTGGACGTTGTTCTGCGACCGGATCGGGGTCAGGCGCAGCCGGTGAAGGTTGCGGCTCCACCGGCTGCTCAGGTTGACCGGACGCGGAGGGAGGGATCGCCGCCATCTGGTCGCCGCCTGTGAGTGCGCGGAATTGCGATGCCGCATTTTTCGGAAGCAGGCGCATTGAGAAGTTTGCCGCCAGCTTGACTTCCTTCACGACCTCATCGGCATAGCCAAGTTGCTTTGCCTCGGTGGCGTCCATCAGCCGATCTTCCTTCAGCAGTGCGCGGACCTTTGCCGTGTTCTGTCCGGAGCGCGCCGCGTAGGTCGCGATGATCGATTTGTCGATGCGATCCAGATCGTCGGCCACCCCGCGCATGTCATCTGCGGTGCCCATCGAAAACCCGGATGCGTTGTGAAGGAGCAGGAACGCGTTCGCTGGCATGACGATCTTGTCAGCGGCCATTGCAATGTAGGATGCAATCGACGCAGCAATGCCATCGACACGAGCGATCACGTTTGCCTTGTGACTTTTCAAGGCGTTGTGAATTGCTACGCCGTCAAACACGTCCCCGCCCGGTGAGTTGATACGCAGGGTGATGTTGCTGATGTCGCCGAGAGCATCAAGGTCAGCGAGAAACTGCTTGGCGCTGACGGTTTCCTCGCCCCACAACGACGCACCGATTTCGTCGTAGATCGTGATTTCGGCGGCGTTGCCTTCGGCGTTGGCACCGGTCTGCTTCATCGTGTACCACTGGCGCATATGTCTCTCCTATGCTGCTTCGCTGTCTGCGGCTTCTTGTGCCGCGTCGAGTGCCTGCTGCTGTGCCGCTTCGTCGGCAGCGTCCTGCGCAACCTGCTCGCTCGGTGTGTTTGGTTGATTTGCCGCCGCGTAGACCACCGGGAAAACCAGATCGAGTTTTTCCTCACGCTCTGCGTCGGCCTTGATGCGTTCGTCGTTGAGCACCGGATCGAAGCCTTCTGCCTCGACCACGTCGCTGCGTGACTTGAAGCCGCTGTCCACGGCCAGCTTCTCTGCCTGCCGGTCCTTCAGCGGATCGACCCAATCGTTGCGCTGCGGTATCCAGCGCGCACGCTGATAGTCTTTCTGCCGCAGCATGTATTCGCTTTCGCCAATCGGCAACGCTTCCGCCAGCACGGCGGTGTCGAGCCAGCGTTTCCAGACCGGCGCACACATCTGGAAAACCAGAATGTTGCGCTGGAATTGCTCCAGCTTGCGCCGATACTCGACAATCGAGCCGCGCAGCGATGAGTAGTTCGCGCGCCGCAGGTCTGAGGTGCAGAGCGAGTACGGAATGCCGAGGGCACCGAACACCGCCAGTTGCTGCCTGTACTGGTAGGCTTCATAGGTGCCGCCGACATCCGCAGGCTCGGAGAATTTGATGTCCTCTCCCGGCAGCAGTGTCTGCATGGTCCCCGGCTCAAGACCGGACAGCCCGATGTTTTCCTGCAATGAGGTGTCGTCGATGGCGTCAATCGGCAGCACATCCTCCGGGGCAGGCGAAGTCACGAAGGCAGCGAACATCGCCGCGATGCGTTTGCGCTCAAGTTCGGCGTCGTCGTACTGGTCGAGATGGTAGAGCCTGATCATCGCAGGCGTAACCAGCGGCACACCGCGCATCTGTCCGGGGCGCGTGCATTTGAAAACGTGCAGCACTTCCGATGCGGGAACGCGCACCGGCTCCATGCTTGACACTTCCTCGATTGGCATGTCGCCGGGATGGATCGGGTAGAACCAGTACGCGGCACGCTTGCCGAGGAAGTCCAGTTCAATGCCGTTCATGATCCAGTTGCCGTTGTCGGCTTTTTTGTTCAGCCCGTAGGGGCACATGTCGCTTTCGAGCAATTGCAATTGCAGCGGCACGAGATAG